AATTATTAGGAACTTGTATTTTAATACCACGTACTTCAAATGCCCTTCGTGGGATTATTCCATTTGTGCTTTCTGCATCAAATATACTTGCAATGTAGGCGCTATTTTCATAGGCTAATTTTATATCTTGTATTTCTGTAACAGCCTGAAACCATGTGTGGTTTTCAATCTTAGTACTTGTGCTTGGTCCACTATCTGTTCTAACAAAACGTATGCTCCACCCTTCGGTTGTTCCGGGTGGTCTGTTTACCCTGTAGCTTTCCTCATATGGGTTCATGCTTTTGCCAGTTATTGTTTTGTTCTTAACTACATCTGCTTCGCCCCATCCCTGGCTATCTGTTTTACGCTCTATTCCAAATGAGGCACTTGTGGCGTTTATGTCACCACTACTACGCCTTCTGTACAATGCAGGAAGTCTTACAGTGGCACGTAATGTATCTGTTCCACTTGCGGTTGAATACACAGGACTGAATATGGTTGTTATCTCAACTGGAGCCATTGCAACTTGTTGTTCCACATCATCAAAGTCTGGAACATATTCTTGATCTGGTGTGCCTACTCTTTCAGCAAAGCCAACGCCCCTATAGTTGTATTGTCCACTCTCGTCCTTTACAGGAGTATTGTTAAAATATATAGACTGGTCACCATTGACGAGTCCTTCAATCTCTCCTTCGGAGATTAAATCAATAACTTTAGCAGTACTTGTGCTTTTTAACTCAGCCATTCTCTATCCTATCTTATTTGTATTTTAACATCGTTTTGACGTGTATTACCACGTGACGCACTACCTGGCCCATCTATTGCACTGTTGTATTTACTATCCTCCATTTCCTCTGAAGTAATAGCAGAACTAATAACAATGGAACCTACTCTTGCCTGCCCATATATTAATGGAACTGGTCCGCCCTGTTCATTACTATTAAGGGCTCCATTGAACATATAACTCTTTTCTGTACTTGTTGCGCCATCTGGCATCTGTGAATACATATAAATCGCCATAACGAGCATAAGAGCCGCAATCACATACAAAGCAATTGTGAATGGTTCCCCTCCGCTTATAACTGGAACAAGTTGTACAACAACTCCTGCTTCTAGTACTTGATCCAAATCACTTTCCAACACTGGCTCTTCATCTAAAAACAACTGCCAATTCTTACCTGCAATTATATCATTGCGTAACTTTGGATATAGAGCACACAATCCAATTATGCAAGAACGCAAAGTCAATCCATACACCTCATGGCTGTCTCCATATTTCTCTGCTAACTTGCCATAAAATTCTACTGTTGTTATCATAACCAAACACACCTCGTTTTAATTTTAGGATTGCATCCATATATACCTATGTCCACACCTGTTGTGTTGCGTAACTGAACATCATCTGCACTTGGTGTAGGGTTGCCACTTGGATGTGAATGAACAATCGCATCTGGATTAAGTTTCATAAAAGTTAAGGAGTCCACTAAGAAGCCTTCGTTTGGATGGGGGTGGATATTCTCTTGGGGATATATCTTTCCATCTTTAATGAACACAATACCCTCATTTGGGTATGCACCTATAAAGTGTTCCATTAGCTCTTCATCTAAATCTTCATATATCATGCAGCTCTACTTCCATTACGTGACACACCTGGAAACCCATCGTCTTTTAATACAACTCTAAATGGCAGCTTTGTGCCTTCAAAGTCTATAGGTATGTTTAATTTGAATACCACTTGCTCCCTGTCTATTTTTAACATTTGACTTATAAGGAAGTTTTGTATTTGCATTTCCTGTGATGCTCCAACATACTCTGAAAAGGTTCTGTGGCGTACAACCTTTGCTCCAACCAAACCATCATATAATTGTATGTCGCTCATTAATCTTTTGTGTATATTACTTATTGTGAGTGTTGGTGTACTTGGCGCACCTGATGTTGTACTAACTACACCTGTTAACTTGATTGGAATAGGTTCATATGACATTCCAGCAAACAAAAACGCACTTGTTGCTCCAGTCACTTCGTCATAGTCCACTGACGGAGCAAAGTGATGGTGGGCACCACCTAAGTCTGTAAGTATTATCTCAAAGAACTCTATGTAGTGCCCAACAAATGGCTTGTTGTAGTCTATGCTCACAGTTCGAAGACCTGAATTATACTAAACGCCACTTTAAAGAGTTCCCCACTTAACGCTGTCTCACTATAGTTTCCACTAATGAGCCATGTCTTTTCAAATAGGTCACCAAAGGCAGTCCACGTAAAGCTGTCGTGATTCCCTTTGTCTCTCCAGAACGAAAGTAAGACTTCTCTTTCAACCTCATCTAATACAAGATAGTTTAAACTCCAGCTATCTGCCTGTTGGTTCTCACCCACAACAGTTCTTTGCTCATACCCATTTCCATATGAGACACCGATTACGTTCTCCCGTATTTTATGACTACTTGTTTGGGCTATCTTGTTTATTAATGGAAGTTCATCAGCCATTTGCTATTCTCCTAAAATACACTTTGAATCCGCATTGGATTACTTAAATTACCTGGACGTTGTGCGCTTGCTATCTCTGCAACAGCTACCTCTTGCATGGCTGCTAATACACCTGCCTCTACATCATCTGCGCTTGCATTCCCATTTATTGTTACGTTTATGCCGCCTTCCACAGATACACCTCCTCTCACACCAAGGCGCCCGTTGCTATCCCTAGCTAAAGGCATAACTGCTTCTGGGCCTGCTTCTCCTGCAAGTGCCGGACTACCACCAACTGTTCCTACTATTCCTGGACTATCTAACACTCCACCTTTTGCAAGAGGAGTACTTGCTATTTTGGCTATGTTTCCTGCTGCTAACACACCGGCACTAACCGCCAATGCCACACCGACTGGATATGGTTGCACTGCCAATGCATTCTGCACTGCCTGGAATCCACTTATGGTTGCTTGTGTAATGGCTGCTGCCTTACCAATGGCCGCTAACTTCTTGTTTCCGCTTTGGCTTAGACTTGCAATGCCACTAAAGAACTGACGTGCCTGATCAAGTTTCTCATTCTTCTCTGATAAGGCATAATCCTTTTGTCTTTCTACGTGTTGTGCATTAACTGCGTCTATTGCCTCTTGTGCTTCTGTTTCTGTAACCACACGTCTAGCAAGCCCTTCTTCTATAATGGCTAGTTTTGCATCTGTTTGCTGTTGTAGTAAATCTAATTCTGTTGCATATGTGTCTTGGACTCCTTGGAAGGCAACTTCAAGTGCTTGCTTTTCTTGGTGGAATCTAATTAGTTCTTCCATCATTGCATCGTTTTCGGTTCTGAGAATGCTTAGTTTTTGTGTTCTTACTGCTGCATCTTTAGCTGCATCGGCCTCGCGCAACTCAGCTGTTCTTTTATAAAGATCTTCTACAGCCTTTTCGTTCTCAGCCTTCTCCCTTCTTCCCTCGGCTATTCTTTTATCGCTTTCAAGTTGTTTTGTTCTTGTTATCTTTGCTTCTGTAGCTGCAATGAAGTTTTCGATGTCTTTTATTGCAGCTTCCGCCCTTTGAAGGTTCTCTTCATTAGTGTCATCACTTGCGAATGTGCCTTTTTTGTCGGCTATAGCCTTTTCTTCTCTCCGCTTGGTTGCTCCGTATATGTTCAGTGCAATATTTGCTTCCTCTATAGCCACAGTCAGGTCTTCAAAAGACTTTAAGTGCTCTATTTCTGGGGTTTGTCCGTTTACTAAATTAAGATCCGAGGTGCCTTTTATTAAGTTTGCAATAAGCGTTAGTGCAGGAGCAACCTCTGATGCCAACGTGACTGCAAATTTCTGCCATATTGCTTCCACATCGCGCATTGTTGCTTCGTATTCTTCTAAGGCAAGCAACTCTTGTGTGGAAAACGCACCATTGAGCGCATCAAACTCGCTTGTTAGTTTCTTTAACTCCTTACCTTCGTTTGCAAGCAATGGGATAATTTTAGTTAAGTCGTTGCCTAACCCTTCTAATACAAAGCGTTGTTCTTGTGTTGACAAGTTTGCCTCATCCATTGCCTTTTTAACAGCAATCAACGCATTTGGCCCCGACATACCAGCCAATGCACTTGCAGTTAAATCAATACTAGCCGGCAACCTTTTAAATAATTCTTTAAATGGACCTGCGCCAGTTGCAATAAAGTCCCCAAGTTTGTCATCTACATCTTTTAAGATATCAGACATCTGTTCACCAGACAACCCGAACTTATCAGTGGCAAAGGCTAGTGCTTGGAATTCTTGTGTTGAAAGACGAGCAACTCTTGCCAAGTTCTCTAGTTCTTTTGCTTGTTCAGCAAGTTTTGATACTGCTGCAAAAGCGGCTGCTGCTGCTCCTGCAATGGCTGTTATGCCAACTGCTGCAACTTTTGCGCCTGTCTTTACACCTGATGCAAACTTTGCAAACTTTGCATCTGACCGCTTTACCTCGTCACCTGCTGATTTTACTTTCTTTTCGAGATCAACAACTTCATCATTAGCCGCCTTCATGTTCTTATTGAACTTGGCTATTTCGCTACTGTCAATTTTTATTCCAATTTCGGCAACTACATTTGCTGTCACTGTCCTTTCTCCTTCTCTATGTAATATTGTGATTGATAGGTTGAATCAAGTAACAATATCACTTGAACTTCCCTTGGGCTTATATTAATACCCATTAACTCCACATA